AACCAGCAGAAAACGATGTCACTGTAACTGTAGTTGTGATCTTGATGAAGTCACTACCATTCCAAGCAATGAGGGCTTTTTCACCGCTTGCTATTGTCACACCTGATGTTGGGCCTACACCTACAATCTTGACAGACTGTGAGGTAGATGTTGCATTGATAACAACGTAGGTTTTACTAGACGCGGGTACTGTGATCGTTAAAAGACTTGCAGGGTTACCAGTACAGTTAATGACCTGATACTGCGCCGATCCCGTGGCCCCCGCGCCCACCTGTGCAAGATTGGTTACTGAATTTGTACCCGCAGTCAGAGAAAGCGTTACAACTGTTTGGCTACCTGAAATGGTCTGTGTACCAGCAATCGCAGTATCCAAATACTGTGTTAAGCCATTGTTTACATCATCACCCCAATTACCAGATTCGGTTCCTGTTGTGATAAGCGGTAATGCTAATAGCGATGTGGGTGTAATAGTCATGTTTTATCCTTGTATCAACGTCCAAGCCGCTGACTCTGAGTTGTCGATATTTTGCCATGTAACAGATTGATTGTCATTAATTAAACTCCAATAAACCGCATACATTGTTCCAACTTGACCTACTGCGCCCACTCCTTGAAGTGTAGCACCTCGGCCTGACATTGTCACTGAAGCAACCGCTGTCGTGGCTCCTACTCCAGTCAAAGCAATCGTTATGTTTGCTCCAACAGTTCCTACGGCTCCCTTGGCTATGTTAGTCCCCAACGGGACTCCCAAAGCTCCGACTACTCCTGAAGCACCAACGCCAGTCAGCCCAGCTTGTTTAGTAGCTACTACCGTTCCAACTGCACCAGAAGCACCAACTCCTGTCAACGCAATCGTTATGGTAGGCCCAACTGTTCCAACCAAACCTGACGCAAAATCCCCAGTCCCAGGATCAGCTTTGGTTACCGTGACTGATCCAATATTTCCTGTGCCGCCAACTCCGGTAATAGGGAAAGATTGTGAACGAACAACCGTGCCAACAGCCCCACTACCCAAAACCCCAGTCAAGGCCGTCACATTACTTATTGTGACTGATCCTGTACTACCTGTACCCCCAACACCAGTCAGGGCTACAGTAATATTTACCCCAGTATTCCCAACCGTACCACTAGCTTGAACACCTGTGGCATTTATTGTGCTAAGACCCCAAGGGCCGTCTCCCCAAGGGCCGTAACCCCAACCTTCAGTTGTAGGTGTACCCTGGCCAAAGTTGCCATTCCCCCACGGGTTTATGCCCCAACCTACGGCCATACCTCACCTTTTAGGTGGTTGACAAGCGCAAGAGAGCCGCACTTGTTGTATTAGGAGGCATGGTCAATGTAAATGTACCAGCACTAATAGTCTGAGAGCCAAACGTGTGAACGCTGACTGCTGTATTATTTTGCGTAGAGTTATACACCAATACACAATCAAAAGCTGTGTTAACCGTCAAAGCTGTCCACGAAAAGTCTGCGGAAGGAGTCCAGTAAGCCACGCCTGCTGTTATTGATGAATTGGTTGCCGTAACCGCATATGCATTTGTGACTGTGACTCCACCCGCCGTATATCCAGTACCAGAAGTGTTGGTCACTTCGCCTGTAATGGAGTAAACGGTAGTAGAAGCGTTAATCGTAGCAGACGCAAAATACAACGCCGCCTTAAACGTGTCTTTTGTAGGAGCAGTTAAGCTACCTCGACTGACCAATGTAATTGATCCAAACTGATGCCCGCCATTCATTAGCTGGCCCATAAAAGAAGTTGCCATTGATTGTGTATTTGACATGATAAGTCCTTATAGTGAAGCCGCTTCAGCAGATGCAAAACTTGGCATCTTTTTTAAAGTTACGTGAGCTGATCTGTGAACCAACTCCCCATCTAACCAGTACTCAACCCATGTTGTGTACTCGTTGTCATTGTCGATTGAACCTTCCTTCTTTTCAAGAAGAGATTCGTCCATGTCGCCTTTGGTAGTCGTGATGATCATGCTATCCTCAGTATTGCGTTGGTGCTGTTAACAGCTGGGAATTGAATAGTGAATGAATTGGCGCAAGTCTTGTCTGCACCAAAATCAAGAATAGCTACAGACGCATTGTTCTGCGTTTGATTGTAAATCAAGGCGCCGCGAGCTGTAAAGGCTGCGGGATTCCATACGGCATTGGCAAATGACCAATAGGCCACTGTTCCATTCGTAGCGCCAGATGTTGGAGCTTGTGTAATGGTAAGCGGAATGCCGCCTGCCGTGTATCCTGTTCCTGTGACTTCTCCAACAAGCTGCGTTGAGTATTGTGTTGTGGACGCATTAATTGTGGCCGTTGAATTGAACAACGCAATATAAAACGTATTTGGGCTGGTAGGCCCAAAGTTGTGTACACCTTGTGCCAACTGAACCTTGAAGCTGGTTGTGGCAGTTTGAACTATGCTCATGTGACCGCCTGTCTAAATTGTGGGGTGCGGTACGCATCTTGACGTTCCATACCATCGCCAAGACGTTTAGCAAGAGCTAATGCCTCAATGTATTTTTGATTGTAAAGTGCCATCATGTCTGCCTCACCTTTCATAAAGGTGTAAGCCTCAACAAGAGAGCCATACAAAAGCACGGTATCAAAGTTGTCCCCAAGCCAAGTAGTACCACTTGGGTTGTTAGTGGTATCAGAGATTGAAACTGGGTAATAGTAATAATGCAACTCAGCGGTATAAGCAGTATCAGGAGTGGGGCCCAGTATGAAAGACAATTCATTGGTAATTGCCCCGCTTGCTACTGTTGGCCCAAACAAAGCGTAATACTGTGGTGTTCCGTAGGAGTTTGGAAAACCGTATGCTTCACGAATAAAGTTAACGTCTTTATTTAGTAAATACTGAAACTGGCCTTGGAATGTCACAGTTCCTGAGACAACCCCTGTGTTTATGGCAGATAACGCTATCGTAGTTCCTGAAATACTGGTTACATACGCATTGCTCGCAATCCCTGTTCCTTGCGCCAATTGACCAATAACAATACCATTATTACTCGATACCGTTATCGTTAGAGCACCCGCAGCTCCAGTAGCAGTAATGGCATTTGTGTTGGTTGTATATACGGCCAGTGAATACGGAGCAAGAAAATCGCTAGGAGAAGACAAGTATTGGTTATAGGGCGTAACAGTTCCCGTCACGTTTTTACGCAATGACGGGAATTGAACCGAATTATAAATACGTTGTTCAGCTTGCTCAACAAACGTAGGAATATCCGCTACGAAAGTAGTTTCGTAGTTTTGCGTGTAATCCTGAATGTTTTGCTTGAGCTGCGTATAGTTCATGCCATCGGGCCTCTAGCCATTACGCCTTTAATTGCTGCACCTGTACCACGAATCTTGATGCCTTCAGTCTCAACGCGATCATCCATCGTGATGGACACACCCATCAAAGGCACCCAGTTCTTTTTCTTCTGGAACTCTGGCTCAGTAAACGCATCGGCTGGGCCTACGTGTTTACCTTTCATGTCGTGGGGAGGAGCATACTGCTCAGCAGTACCGTTATCACGATTAGCGCCGCGATGAATAGCAGGGCTATTCTTTTTGGTTGGTTTAATTTCTGTAGGCATTACTTGCTCCCAGGTTTTTGGTTATGGGCACGGGCCATGTTGCGACCAACAGCGCGCATATCTTTACCTGTAGGGCCGCCAGCTTTCATTTTAACTGTCTTCAGTCCTTCAGGCTTACCTGTTTTACTGTATGTTTCATAAGTCATCGTGGCTTTTTTAGCAGCTCCACCTTTTTTGAGTTTACTCAAATTAGTTCCTTTGCCACCTTTGTGCTCTTGCTTGTCATGCATCGAAAAAGCCTTTTTAATCAGCTTTTTGTCTTGTTTTAGATCGTCGTCTTTCATTTCAAACTCCTACGTTGTAACTATCGTAACTGTACCAATTTGTACCGTAGGTATCAAGGCATTTTGAGTCAGTGCGACATCAAAACTACTAGCTCCACCCACGGGGTTCCAACCCCACTGAAAAACTCTGCTACCTTCTCCAATACTACCTGTGGCTGTTGTGCCAGAAGCGTAATATGTGGTGTCAGGACGCGGATCACGCACGCCTTGAGGGTCATCTACTGGGTACATACCCAATTGCAACTGCGGTTGATCTGGATCCCAAC